CCAAGGCCCCAATCGGCAACCGCAACACAACCGCCGCCGCATCCATGACCCCGTAGCTAAATAACACATTTTCCGGGGTAATTACCAACCCCGAATTGAACTCAATCTGCTCCGCCTCAAACAAGAAGATGGGGGATACCCGCGTCACATCCCAAGTATCCGCATCATACTCCACCAACCTATGCGCGTAATAAATCGGCTTCTTGCCATTCTTCTCGCCCATCCGGCGATGCAAACACGTCACCAAACGGCCCCTATGCGGTACAATCTGGCTGGACCCGCTCCACCCCACCAAATCTGCCCGGCCATCCCCGTAAAACACGGGTTCCAACATCTGGCTACCGCCAAACTTGTACACAGAAACCGGGCAAAACCAATGCACTAGCTTCAAATCTTGCCCATCTACATAAATACCCCAATTCTTCTCTTTTTTCTCGCCATTTGGCGACAAAAGCACCTGTTTCTCCGTCATAACCGGCGAAACAGGCGCCAAAACCATCGTATTCGCATCATTTCTGGTGGAATGACCGCTCGCCAAACCCCACCAGGCACCCTTCCAGGCAAATAGCCGCATATCCTCCAAGCCATCTTTACAGATGGGGGATTGCCTGATCTCCGTGTCGTCGATTTGCACCGCATTCAGTTGCGCCAGGCTGGCGGAATCCATCTCCACCAGCCAATTCACCGTATCCGGCGCGCTGCCCTTGATCCAAATAGAGCCACTGGGCAACAGACGATAGTTCAACGTCCGCACCACCGCCCTGATCTTATCACCATCCCACGCAATCGAAGGATTACAAGCCGCCAACTTACTCGGCAGCTTGATCTCCACACGCTCCGCGCCAGGAAACTGGCTTAAAATCATGCCACCTTCTCGAACAACATCAGCGTATTCCGCCCCCAAGGGGCTGGCTTGCGCCGCGTTGTCTCCTGAAACATCGCCGTTTCCACCACCAGATTACGGAAACCATGCTGGCCAAACTTCTCCACCCAGTATTCCGCCGTCTGCTCATTCACATGGTGGTGCCCGCCCTGGCCCGGCACCGCATGACACATCAACACCCGATCCGCACACCGCATGGTGGCAAACCAGTTAGCCTCATACTTGGCGTCAACATGCTCGACGAACTCCGTCGATATACACAAGTCAAACCGCTGCCCAATGTCCAGCGGTCCCTTGGTGTAATCATGCAAGATAATCGGGCCGCACTTCGCCTTCAGAATGGCGTCGGGGTGCCCCTCTACCCCCAACACCCGGCACCCCATGTCTTGGAACCACTTCAGATTGACCGCCGTGCCACAACCGACATCAATCACAGACTCAACGCCATACTCCAGCAACAGCCAGCCCCAAATATCCGGCGTGAACGTGTGCCCATCGCCTTCCTCATAATAGCCACCCAAATGCGCCATCTCGTTCATGCGTGAACCTCGCTCGACATTTTACCCTGCAACGTCAACTGGCTGACCAGTTCGGGCAATACCGTCAGCACCTTCAACTTAGGCAACACCTTCTGCTCCAGCAGAATATCAACCGGCGTATTCGCTGGCTTGGTATGCTCAATCAACGTCGGAATGGCCCTGGCGCGCCACCAAATAGCCGCCGTGCAAAGCGGATACCGCACATCCCACAATTCATCCCGGTGCTTGCGCTTCCACTTCTGGTCATCCACACAACAACTCTGCAAATAGACCCCATCCACATCATCATCCACCTTGGCGCGGATAGCAGCCCACCTTTCCAGAAAGTTTTCCGGTAATACTACATCATCCTCGAACACCATAAACTCGTCCGCTTGGTCATGCTCCGCCAGGTTCCACGCCATGTGATGGCTCAACACCAAAGCCGTAGCACCACGCGTCACAAAGTAATCCGAGTGCATCGGTATCTCAGACTTGATCTGCATCGACTTGCCGTAGATGCCCCAGACCCAATTGATTGGGACACCTTCGCGCTCAAATTCTTGTTTCACACGCGCCGTGCGCTCAGGCGTCTCACGCAGCGAGATACAATAATACCTCACACAACCCCCTTCACATTGCGCCGCAATGGCTGGCCCCACTTCAAAGAATACCCACCACCACTGACCACCGCCGCCGTGGTGGCGAAGGTAAGACAGAAGGCGTCCGCCTTGTCGGGGCTGCGCCCTAACCGCCGCTTCATCTGAGACTTCGGCTCGACCTGTATTTTGCCCGCACTCGTCACCGTGTACAGCGGACCACACAACTCATCCACCAAAGCCTCATCATTCGGAATGGTGCAATCCCGCGCCTCAAACCACTCCCTGGCCTTCCACCACAATTCATCCCTTAACCGGCTGAACCGGTGCCCATCCAAGGCGGGCAACTCCGCCACATTGATCCCACGGACGGGGAGATTGAGTTCTCTAAGCCGATCCACCACACCCGCACCAAGACCAATCACATCGACCAAGATTTCCTGGGGGCGCATATTGCCCGGCGTCGCATCCCACTCGACCTTAATCAAACCACACGTTTCCATCAGGTCTTTGCCGCGCCACATCTTGATTGGTTCGGTGATCGCATTGCCCCGGCGCTTGGCCAAGGTGGTACTGTCATCGCCAAACCGCGCCACATCCAAGCCCCACACCATAGGCGCCGTTTGGCTTGGCGCAACCTGGCGCGTGGTGGCAGTTTCTATAAGATGTCGCGCAATAAGAGCATCATCATCTCCAGCAGGAAACTCTCCAAGAACGCGTACACGATACTGATTTGACCCATCACCATACTGCGCCACCATGTCCTCTAAGAAAGCCTTGTCCACCGTATCCGCATCGTGACAACTGACCTTCTTACCCCACCACCGCTTGCGGTTCTTGTTGAACGCATCATAGAAATAACCCGTGGTGCGCGTGGGGTTCCCGGTCATTACCACCTTGGCGCCCTCAGTGGACAAGGCACCCTGACCAACCTCGAACACAATATCCGGGACGCCAGATGCCTCGTCAATCACAAACAGGAGGTTCTCACTGTGGAACCCCTGCAAGGCTTCCGGTTGTTCCCGGCGGCTGGTTCTGGCCACTGCAAAGCTGTCGGGGACGCCAGCCAACTCAATCTTGTCTGACTTGATCTCCAACAAGCGCCGCATTCCCTCGGGCAGCTTGCGGTGCCATTTCCCGATCTCAGACCACAAGACATCAGATAACTGGTGCGCGGTGTTGGCGGTGCAGACGACCTTGGTTGGCAATCTGGTAAGGAGCCACCACAACACCAACCAGGACAAGAACGCAGTTTTGCCTACGCCATGGCCGGAGCGGATCGCTACACGGTCATTACTGGCGATGGCCCTGAGAGCGTCCGCCTGCCACTTCTGCGGGGTGGCGCCAAGCATGGATTCAACGAACAACACCGGGTCAGACGCCAGTTGCTCGATGATTGCCGCCTGTTCCTCGGGTGTCGGGGCAGCGGGGGCAGCAGGGGGTGGGGGTGCTTCAGACCATTTTCCTGATGTCGGAAAAATGGTTTCGGCTGGTGGGGCGCCACCATTGGCCTCCGCTTCGGCAGCGGCTCGCGCCGCTGCCTCCGCTGCTAATCTAGCCCGCCGCTTGGGTCTGCCTGCCATGAGAGCCTGATTCTATCCTAAATTTTCACGGGGGGTAAAGGGACGTTTTGCCTTTTTGCCCCCACCCCACGGGGGGTAAGTACATATATGCCACCGCCAGCCCGCCCCCGCCGCTTTTCGAAGGGGGGGGTGGGGCCGGGGGTGCCAGTTTCGGGGCGCCCGGCCTGGAACCGCATAAGGCCCATTATGTAAAATTACTTGCTAAGTATCTGATATGCTTGCATTCTTGCGTTTACGCCTATCGGCATTGTTTCCTAGTTTTTTGACCTCGTTTCCCGTCTCAGGATCGACGTCAATAATGCGCCGGGCTTCCCGTTCTTTCTGGCGCATCTTGTCATTGGCCAGCTTAAGCGCCTCAACGTAGCTCTCCCCTACTTCTAGTGTGTGCGTTGTTTTGTCTCCATATATTCGGGGCGCTATTTTCCCGACAAGCCAGCGCCTTGCGTCGAATTTCAAGCGCGCAAGCTGCGCCTGTTCGGGGTCTATCGTTTTTTCAACATCCCGAACGGCTTTTTCCGCGATTGCATGGGCTTGTTGTTCGCGCGCGCGCGTATATGCATTAGCCCAGCGCCCATCCGTGCGCGTCAATTCACCATGGACGGTATAGTTACTAGGGAATCCGTCTTTACCATATAGGTCTACCAGTAACTCGCCATTCCCTACGCGGCGCAGTAACTCTGGCATATATAATTCGGGATCATATTTGGGAGGGTTTGCCATGGGCTGAGATTACCTAATCCAAGCCCATAAAAAAAGCCCGGCATAAAGCCGGGCCTATTTTGGTGCCGATTCGGTCTAAATTCCGTCTCCCTCGCCGGGCTGGCAGCCTCCCACCATGTCAAAGCTTTTGGCAAGCATGGCTCGCACCAAGGCGGGAAGATTCTTCCCTTTTGGCCATTTTGGCGGATCAATTCCGGCTATTCGGAGATTTAACGCCCAAAGCCGCCCGATTTCATAATTGGCCTGCCCTATCTGATCCGCAAAGCGCCATGTGTCGAAGGCCTTCCCTGCCACCATGTCCGAATAGCCTATCTGCGCCGCAATAACCGCCGGATGCGCCGCTAGGCCGCGTTTTGGAGCGCCGCGTTTTAAGGTGTTGTTTTTCATGCCGCGCCTCTCACAACAAAGCCGGATTCATCGCGCTTTGCCTTACGCCCCTTCGGCAATAGACCAACAATCACGCCCTGAGGGTCTAGATGGCGCAAATCGTGCTTATCGCCATCAATTACCGGTAAGCCCTGCCAATATTGCGGGATACTTTCAAACACTACGGCCGCATTCAAACCCCTTCGCACTACTGCCAAAACATCGGCTTTATTCTTTTCAGTATGCGATAGCGTCAAATGGTAGTTTTCAGGAAGCTTTCGCGTTAAGCGCGCCGCAATTTTTGTATAATCAACGAATTGCAGCCCAGGGAATGCTTCCATAAGATTAGAAAAGCGCTTGCCTTGCCTTTCACAAGATATGCCTTCGAAAGCAATATCAGTTGAACCATTCATTCTAACGCAAAGCTTGAAGCCCATTCGCTGCGCTTTTCTCTCCGCCAATTCAATCGAATGCACTACATCTGCCATGTAGTTCGCCCGGTTTTTCATAAACCGACGCGCCTTGTCGATCCGGCTTTTGCGTACGGAATTTAAATCAGCTTCATTTGCCACCATTCCAGCTTGGCCAGAAAACCACCCCAGGCAAAGCGCTTTGCAAGCCGCCGAAGCTTTAGGGCATAGGTTCCCAACCCCTGCCAGATCAGCTGGCGCCATGTAGTGAATAGCATTCAGATAGCCGAAGCCCTGCGCCTTTATGGCTTTGGCAGAATCGAAGCTAAAAATGCGGTTTTGCATGGTTCTTCTTCCCTCAAAACACCAAAAGCCAAACAAAAAGCCCCAGAAAGAACGCGCAAATCCCGAGATCATTTTTGAAAGCCATTGTCTTATCCTCTTTGCGATGCGCGCATGATCACGCGACACAACAAAGGTGAATAATCTTGACGAAAAATACAAGCACAAAAATGCGCTGATCAAAATTATTTTTCAGCCCGGCTTTTCGGGCCTTTTCTGGCATTGCGTTTGCATCTTTGGCATTTGCTGCGCCGCATAAGGCGCTGGAATAACTAGGCTTTTATTCGCACATTAGACGCGAAGCGCTAACCTATTGATTTTTCATGCAATTGCATTTTGATAATGATTTTTCGTCAAGTTGTTACAAAACTACCCCTCTCTAGGCTTTGTTTGGAAAACCTCATTTTAACCGGAAAATTCTTCAAGCCAATTTTTGGAATTGCCTAATTTTCTGGGAAATAGTGTTTTGCCAAACGCTTTAAGCCCTGAACCACCTGGTCAGCCGCCTTAGCCATCTCAATCCCCTTACACTCAGCCCAGCCGGTCACCGTGCCGTGACTGAGGACCGTCCAAGCCAGCGCAGGCATAGCAGTCGTCCCAACCGCCCTAGAGGCCCGCGCAAACGCCTCACGCGCCCCAAGCCTCCCAGCCTGCCCCGCATAATAATCATCCCGTAGCCGCTTTGCAGCGGCATACAGCGCCTCGCCAATCATGCCCCTCGCCAGCATAGCGTCTGGCGCCCAATACCTCTCAGTCACCAGCGTACAGCCTTCCTGAATATCCGGCCCGAAGTCTATGCGTTCTGCCTCGAAGTTCCGGCTCATGCTCAACATTAGATCGGGATTTCGTCCTCGATCAATTGCCCCTTCCTTACCACCTTCGCCTTCGGAAATGCAGCCTTGATTTCCGCGATAGGCGAAGCCCCTTTCAGGACGCGCCCCACCTCTTCCACCGTCCAGACTTCCGCGTTCCACCCTTCTGCCTTAGCCCGCGCCAGGACAGCCTGTGCATGGGTATCATCCTGACAGATGCAGATGGTGCCCCGTTCCGCCTCATCGGCCTGTACGGTCAGCAGCGGCCCCGGAAGCGGTTCATATCCTGCCAGCAGTGCTTCAGCGGCCAATGCTTTCCAAGCCCGCATCATCATGGCGTCCATTTCCGTCATATCCTCACCCGCCATTGTCGCTTGGCGGTGCATATCCTCTGCCGCCCGGAACCGCTCCCTTGTCTCGGGCGACACCAGACGCGGGAGCCTATCGAAGCCCCACTTCTGTTCCAGCCAAGACACCCGTTCATCCAACGCCCCCGCCTTCCGAGAGCGCCATACCCATTCGCCATTCGCCTCAGTCAGCGGGGCTAATATCTCTTCATTCGCCATTACTTCTTCCCCTACTAGTTGTGGTGCTACAAGCGCTAAAGTCCCTAGGTCAGCAGTGGATTATCTTACTCTGCGCGTGCAGTTGCTGTGCTTAAGCAACTGCGCGTGCAGATAATCCCCTGCCTAGGGACTTTTTGTTGCTGCACACAAAAAATGTGTCCAACTTGTGCAGCAAAATGGTGTTTTCCAACACCAAGTTGCACACCCTCAAAACTCCTCAATAATGGGTTTTGGTGCAGCTAATTTCATCTGCGCCAGCCGCTCATGACACACGCTATAGTTGTCCCTTGGGTGCCTGCTTGAAGGTGATGGGCCTAGTTCTTTGACTATGGTTCCTTCGTCTTCCCAGGTCTTTAGGATGTTCTTGGCCTGCTCTTTGGTGGCTTTGCCGGTGTTTGTGAGTACTTCCCAGGCTACGCCTTTCTTGGCTTTCGGGTCTGCTGCGAAGGCGTACCGCTTGCCTTCCTCCATGAAGCCCCGCTGAAGGGTTTCCAGGATACCCAAGCAGTCTGCCATGCTGAGTGCCCCGAAGACGCCTGGCGGCGTCCAGGGCAGCGCGGCGGCTATGATCTCGCCGTTCTCGATCTCGATGGCGGTCAGCTTGTACCACTCGGCTTCTTGGGCGGGCGCGTAATTGGACTTGGCGCTGTCTATCCGTAAGTAGGACCGGCGTTCTTCTGCCTGGATACCGAAGGTGCCTGCTTCTTCGGCGGTCATGGTGGTTAGTGTCAGCATGACCCGGACTGCCCCACTGATTGAGGAAGCCCCGCGAACCCGGTCCATGTCGCCTGGCGTACTGGTGCCTTTGCGGTCATGGTGCAGGATCAGCACCGCCATATCTAGCCGTTGTGCCAGTGACCGGAAGGCCGCGACTACTTGCCGCATGGCGGTATTGTCGTTCTCTTCGCTGTCGTGGAGTTCGGCCAGCGGGTCACACACTAGTAGGTCTGCTTGGTTCTCCATGCAGTGGCGTTCTAGTTCTTCCATGGCTTGCGTGGTGTTTAGCTGCCCCGTGTGAGGGTCACGGGCGAACAGTGTCCCTACATTGTATGGACCGCACCTAATGATGCGCTGCATGGCGCCCCCGTCAGCGGCCTGGGCCTTGATGGCGGCGGCGTACCGGCGGCGCTGTTCGTCTTTGTCGTCTTCGACATTGTAATTGATGATGGTGAGAGGTGTTTCTGGCCGGAAGGCGCCAAAGGGTTTGCCTTGTGCCCCGGCCAGTGTCCAACCAACCACCATGGATGATTTGCCCCCGGCGCCTTGTCCACTGAGAACCGTGACTGCCCCGCGTAATAGATAGCCCTGCACCAGCCAGGGGCGCTTGGGTATCTCTCCCCCGGCAAAGGCGCCCTGGTCATGCCATAGGGCTTTGTGACCTTCTGCGGTGGCGCTGGGCGCCTGTGTCGCGGGCGCTTGGGGCTTCGGCGCTTCCAGCTTGATGATGCCCCTGTTAGCCCGGTCCAGCGTATATCTCACCTTCATCCTAAACTCGGCTTCCCCGCGACCTGGCCGCGAGAAATCCACTTTGCTGGCGTACTGTGGCCAGCCTTCTGTGACCACCTCTTCTTCGGTAGGGATGCGCCCTAACTGTCGGTATAAGTCTGAAACTACCGCCAGAATGGTGTTCCGCATGTATTGCTCACGGCCATCGGTGATCTGACCGGGCAAGCCTAGCGGTCCCGCTGCATGGGTTACAGGGCTTACGGAACCCGTCCCATGGATGACATCCTGGCAGATGAGTTCCACCATGGATTCGGTCAGGCTCGGTAGCCCCAGATCATCCACATGGGCATCCACATCCCAAGAGTACTGGCGCCCGCTGGCGTGGACCGAAGGCGGCGCGACAATAAAGCCACCATCGCCTCTGATGTCCATGCCCGGCAGAATGCCTTTTCTGGTGGGAACCTTCTTCCCAGGATGGGAAAAGAACCTGTGACACCCGCCGCCCCCGGTCAGTGCCACCGGGCCAGCCCCGAGTCGGGGCAAGATGTCTTGTTCGGTAGCGGCGCCAATGTCGCCATCGAAATCCGCCACAGTGAGATTACTGATGGCGCCGGTAACAATCCCGACCCCCATGGTGGGATCGGCAAACCAATCTTGAATCTCGGCTTCGGTAGCGCGTCGGTTTTGGAACTGGTGCCAGGGAATGGCGGGTATCTTCTCGCCCCGTCTGACCGGCACCACGGACCACCCGCGCCGTAGGTAGTAAAGCGCCCATTCTTTGGCGGGCGCTGATAGGCTCGGTGCGGTCAGGCTCATGGCTGCTTCCCCGGATATTCGCTGTGTGGCGGGTACTCTGGGTCTTTGAGTGGGATGCACATTGTTTCCTCGTTCTTGCGAAAAGGCGGCGGTGTAACCCGCCGCCCTGTTTGTTATTCTTCCGCCTCTGGCTTTGCCTTGGCTTCTTTGGCCTGGCTGCACCAATCGTGCGGCTTCATCATAACCCAGCGGTAGCCTGAGTGTGATGGTGTTAGACGACATTCACCGGACCGACTATCAGCGGGCACATACCACTGACAGTTGGCGCAAGTGATGTCGCGGGGGTGCTTAACCCTCATTAGAACGGTAGGGGTTTAGCAGCTTGCGGCGTTGGCGGAGGTAGCGGAGCCGCGCTCTGGGCGACAGGCGCCGCCACACTTGGCGCGATAGTCGGACCATTTGCACCCAATTCCGCTGGGCGCGGAACCCATTTAATGATCGCGAAATTTGGGGTGTAGTTCGATCCATGCTTACCCTTCACCTCCGTCGCCCCCTGGAACTGAACCACCGGCAGCAGCCCTTGGGCCTTTTCTGGGGCAGCTTCGTATTGGGAATGCAGGGTGTCAATCGCAGCCAGTACCGCGTTGGCGTTGCTGCTGAACTCTCGCACAGTGCGGTTGCCATCCAGCAAACGCATGGCGAATCCTTGCTTCGGCTTGGCGGCGTTGCCGCGTTCGTCCACCCCGTAATCGCCAACCGGGCACGGGGGCAGAGGCTGGCCAATCTTCGCCAGCGACCTTACCGGCGCCATGCCTGCCTTGAAGAACAGCCACCCAACTTGGATATTCTCCATATCCGCCACAAAGGCGGGCTGTTGGAAGGAAACATCTTCTTCCTGCTTTTCCCAGCGCCCGTTGACCTCCACGCGCTGGCTGTACTTCAGGCGCCCGGCTTTGGCGTTGTAGTTGACCAAAGGCAGGAAATCACCGCTCGCGGTTTCGCTCCCACCGTAAGAAAGACCTAAACCCATTTAAATGCTCCATATATCTAGAAATGCACCACATTTCAGCAGCGTGGCGCTTGCTGCTTACATCCCGTAGATTTCCTTACGGGCTGCTTCTGCTGCTGGATCGCTCCAATAGAAACTGTCCACATCGGGGACCAGCAAACCTATCAACTCATGTTTATCTGCTGATATGGCGAGGAACCGCTTCAGCCGGTTGGCGATGGCTTGCAAGTGCGCCCAGTGATCCGCCACCCCTTCAAGCTGATACACCGCCACCTTCTTTGGCGAGCAATACGCGAATCGGCAGATTTGGTTTGTATGGACAACGTACCCACTACCCTGCCGGGCATGGCTGCTGCTGATCTGGCCTGGCACCCGTTCCGTGGTCTTCAGGTCCAGCACTAACCCATGTTCCT